TATTGGTGCTGCTAAAACTAATTTTAATACAGCTGAAGGTATAACTGTTGATTACGTAGATCCAGCTTATATGGTTTATTCATATACTGAAGATCCTAATTTTGATGACATTTATTATGTTGGTGAAGTTAAATCTATAACTATACCAGAATTAAAAAAAGAGTTTCCAAATATTTCTAATGAAGATTTAGAAAAAATACAAAAAACACCTGGTAATAGACAATATATAACTGGTTGGGGTAATTATGACGAAAATACTGTTCAAGTACTTTACTTTGAATACAAAACTTATTACAATCAAGTTTTTAAAATAAAACAAACAGAAACAGGTTTGTTAAAGGCTTTAGAAAAACCAGATACATTTAATCCACCTGAAAACGATAATTTTGAAAGAGTATCTAGATCTATTGAAGTTTTATATTCTGGAGCCAAAGTATTAGGTACTAATATGCTTTTAGACTGGAGGTTGTCAGAGAATATGTCAAGACCTTTTGCCGATACTACTAAAGTTAAAATGAACTACGTTATATGTGCACCTAGAATGTACAAAGGTAGAATAGAATCAATTGTAAGTAAGTGTATCGGATTTGCTGATATGATTCAATTAACTCATTTAAAACTACAACAAGTATTATCTAGAATGGTACCAGATGGTGTTTATTTAGATATGGATGGTTTAGCAGAAGTTGATCTTGGTAATGGAACTAACTACAATCCAGCCGAAGCTTTAAACATGTATTTCCAAACTGGTTCTATTGTTGGTAGATCTTTAACTCAAGATGGTGAATTAAATCACGGTAAAGTACCTATTCAAGAATTAAATAGTTCAAGTGGAGGAGCTAAGATACAAAGTTTGATACAAACTTATCAGTATTATTTACAAATGATACGCGACGTTACCGGGCTTAATGAAGCTAGAGACGGTAGTGCAATGGATAAAAACTCTTTAGTTGGTCTACAAAAAATGGCAGCTAACGCTTCTAATGTTGCTACAAGACACATTAATCAAGCTGCTCAATATATTACATTGAAAATAGCTGAAAATGTTTCTCTTAGAATAGCAGATGCTTTATATTTTCCATTAACATCTGAATCTCTTAGAAATTCTGTTTCAAGTTACAATGTTAAAGTTCTTGAAGAAATAATAAATCTTAATCTATATGATTTTGGTATATTCTTAGAACTAGAACCAGATGAAGAAGAACGAGCTCAATTAGAACAAAATATTCAAACCGCTATAGCACAAGGAGGTATTGATTTAGAAGATGCTATAGATTTAAGACAAATTAAAAATCTTAAACTAGCTAATCAAATGCTTAAAGTTAAACGTAAGCAAAAAAATAGACAAGATCAAGAAAATCAAAGAGCTAATATTCAAGCACAAGCTTCTGCACAAGCTGAAACAGCTGAAAGAACTGCTATGGCTGAAGTACAAAAACAAGAGGCTATATCTGGTTCTAAGGTTCAATTTGAACAAGCTAAAACTCAAATGGATATACAGAAGATGGAACAAGCTTCTTTTATTAAGCGCCAAGAGATGGAATTGCAGTTTCAGTATGATATGCAACTTAAGCAATTAGAAGTTCAAAATATACAGCAAAAAGAAAACGCTATTGAAGATCGTAAAGACAAACGTAGCAAAATGGAAGCTACCCAGCAAAGTGAATTAATAAGTCAAAGGCAAAACGATAGTTTACCTATAGACTTTGAAAACCAACCCGATATGGGTATAGAAGCCTTTATGTAGGCAACAACAATTATTTAATTATATCATATTATGTCAGAACAAGTAAAACAAGAAGGCGATTTTAAATTAAAATCAAAGCCAAAGCAATTAGCAAAAAAAGACGAGCAAGTAACTAAAGTTAATATTAAAGAACCTTTAGTTCAGTTACCACCAGATGTTACAAAAGTTGTAATACCTAAAGAAGAATTAAAAATAGAAGATAATGCCGTTCAAGAACCAAGCTCAGAGAGCAGCGTGTTACGCTCAGAACAACCCGAAGTGGGATTGCAAGAAGTGGGACAAGAAAACCAAGGGAGCGTTGAAGATGGTAAAGAATTTAACCCAATCAAAGAAGTTTCACAAGAAGTAAATAGAGTAGAGGCAGAGGTTAAAGAGGCTTTAAGAGATGAAAAAATTTTAGGTAAACAATTACCTGAAAATATTGAAAAACTAGTTTCTTTTATGGAAGAAACAGGTGGAACTGTAGAAGATTATGTTAGATTAAATACTGATTATTCTAATTTAAACGAGGTTTCATTATTAAAAGAATATTACAAAAAAAATAAACCTTATTTAGAAAGCGACGATATAGATCTTCTTCTTGAAGATTTTATTATTGACGAAGATATAGATGAGGAAAAAGATATTCGCAAGAAAAAACTTGCGTTTAAAGAAGAGGTTGCTAAAGCAAAAAACTTTTTAGAAGACACGAAGAGTAAATATTACGGTGAAATCAAGTTGAGATCAAACGTAAACCCTGACACTCAAAAAGCTATGGACTTTTTCAACCGATATAATAAACAGCAGGAGTTAGCTGACCAACAACATTCACAATTTAAAGAAAATACTAAAAAACTTTTTACTCAAGATTTCGAAGGTTTCGATTTTAAAATAGGTGAAAAAAGTTATAAGTATAATATTCAAAACGGTGATAAAGTTGCTGAAAACCAATCAAACATTAACAACCTTATCGGGAAGTTCCTTGATGAAACAGGCAATGTTAAAGATATGAAAGGTTATCACAAAGCCATGTATGCTGCTGAAAATGTCGATAGAATCGCATCTCATTTTTACGAACAAGGTAAAGCTGATGCTGTTAAAGAGGTTGTAAATAACTCAAAAAACCTTAGTGATACTAAAGCTAGATCTCAACAAGGTGATGTATTTATAAATGGATTTAAAGTTAGAGCTATATCTGGTGCTGATTCATCAAAACTTAAAATAAAAAAATTTAACTAAAAAATTAAAAAACTATGGCAATTACTTATAGCCCAAATCCTTTTTTAGGAAGTATTGTTCCAAGTCAAAAACAACAGACTTTGGAAACAAATTATTTAAACTTTACAGGAGATGCTGCTGGAGGAGATCCAGTAAACAACTTTGCTCAGCAATATTTACCAGAAATCTACGAAGCTGAGGTAGAGCGTTATGGAAACAGAACGTTATCTGGATTTTTACGTATGGTAGGTGCTGAAATGCCTATGACTTCAGACCAAGTTGTTTGGTCAGAGCAAAACCGTCTACACGTTTCTTACAATAGCGTTGTGTCTAATGTTGCTGGAACACAACTAGAAATTGCTCAATCAGCAAGTGTTCAGTGTGTTATCGGCCCTAAAGATACTTTAGTTGTTATGGATCCTGCTACTGGCGTAGAAGTTAAAGTTTTTGTTGACACAGTTGCTGGCGCTGGAGCGTCAGGTACCGCTGTTCTTACTGTTAAACCTTATACTCAAGCTGATTTAGTTGGTGGTGGTTCAGGTGAAGTTGATTTATCAAACAAAACAAATCTTAAAGTTTTTGTTTATGGTTCTGAATATAAAAAAGGAACTGGATCATCTCAAAACAATTACAATCCAATATCTATCGATCCTCAGTTTACACAATACTCTAATTCACCAATTATCATTAGAGATCGTTACCAAGTCAATGGTTCTGATACTGCTCAAATTGGATGGGTTGAAGTCGCTACTGAAGACGGAACTAGCGGATTCTTGTGGTATTTAAAAGCTGAGTCTGAAACTAGACTACGTTTTGAAGATTATTTAGAAATGTCCGTTATTGAAGGTGAATTGAAAGCTGGTACATCTACAGTTAGCGCTAAAGGTACTCAAGGTCTTTTCTCAGCTATTGAACAAAGAGGTAATATCGTAACAGGTTTTTCAGCTGCAGCTGAAGATTCTACTACCAGATTAGCTTCTTTTGATCAAATATTGAAAAATTTAGATACTCAAGGTGCTATTGAAGAAAATATGCTTTTCCTTAATAGAGCCACTTCTTTAGATTTCGATGACATGCTTGCTGGAATTTCTAACGGAACTAATGGCGGTACAGCTTATGGTTTGTTTGAGAATTCTGCTGAAATGGCTTTGAATCTTGGATTTAGTGGTTTCCGTAGAGGTTCTTATGATTTTTATAAAACTGATTGGAAATATTTGAACGATGCTTCTACTCGTGGAGGTGTTACGATTGCTAGCATTGACGGTGTATTAGTGCCAGCTGGAACTTCAACTGTTTACGATCAAATCTTAGGAACAAACATCCGTCGACCATTCTTACACGTTCGTTACAGAGCTTCACAGGCTGACGATCGTAGAATGAAAAACTGGATTACTGGTTCTGTAGGAGGTGCTTATACTTCTGATCTTGATGCAATGGAAGTACACTTCCTTTCTGAGAGATGTTTAGTTACTCAAGGCGCTAATAACTTTGTTCTTTTCAAAGGAGCATAATCACAAATAATGTAATTCTTACCCCCGTCATTATAACGGGGGTAATTATTACTTTTATAA